TACAGGACCACCTTGTAAGCTCACGCAAACAATTTCATTAAAGATGTACTTATCTGGTGTGGTACGAGCAACGTCATTAACGACGCGGCCTGCAGCCAACCATGAGAGGTACTGGAAATTGTCTCGCGCTAAACGATAGCGGCGACGCGCACGACCCTTACCGATATACTGGTATTTGGGGTTCGAGGCTAGCTTCGGTTGTAACTGTATAACTTTAACAAACTCTATTTCATAGGGTTTATATTGTAATGCAGCCATAACCTTCGAGCATTGGTCTAGCAAGAGCACACGCTCTTCATGACCAACAGAACCGACTTGCCGTTTCAGTTTCGCAGAATTGCGAACCACGACATGGCTGTTAACTAAGGGGGTAACCCCGAAGTCATCAACGCATGCGTCTGGACCCATGTAACAAAGTGGGATTTCTGAAACGATTTCTTTCCAAGTCTTCTCGATGTGCCGTGTCCAATCGTAATCATACGCGTCGATAAGACGCTTGAGCTTGTTACAAACGCTAAATAAATCTTGCTGGTTTTCAACCCAGGTGAATTCAAACGATGTAATGTAGCCGTAATGATCGTGGTAGAACGCTCCACAGGATTCCCGGAACGGAGAACTAATAAAAGTTTTCTCGTTATTTAACCGGTACCCTATAGCATGAAGCAATGGGACAATCGATTTCTCATGTCTATTTTTGATGATAATATCATCGCCGTAGACACGGGAAGTGGGATCGAAGAGACGGCATGCACTCAATAGAATGCATGTCATAACTTCGAAGGTGTAACCATTACCCATGGCACTCAATTTTCGCGTTTTGAAGTAGGTTTTAACCTCTTCTCCAAACCGAGTATAATGAGACCGGGTATTGATTAAATCGCGGAGGACAGGAAGTCCTTCCAGCGCCCACTCAACATATCGTAGCATTGTGGAGTCACTACCAGCCTTTAGGTCAATAGTAGCATACAACGGGTTAGATATGAGTTTTTTATGGTCAAACTGACCAAACTCAAGATCGTTACCAATGTTTGCTAAAATGCCCCTTAAAAGGTGGGCAATGGCTCGTTGGCACAACATGTTAAAGAAAGGTTCAATGTTGATAAAGCGACGAACCGTGTTGTTTTTTGGCACGGAAGACCCGCGACTGCCGTCAACTACTTGTAATACATGCTCGCACAAGTTAGCACGCCAC